GCCAGCCCGGAAGCCACCAGCGCGCGATTGCCAACCATCCCGACTCCGCCCTCGGCAACAGTCAACACTGTGGCTGAATCACTGTCCAGCGCGGCGCTTAGAACCTCATCAACACCCGAGGCCACGCCGTCAAAATATCCGCTCATCGAAAGTGTGCCGTCAACTTGGCCTGCAACGTATGCCTTGCTTTGCGCGGTAAAGGTTGTCACCTCGGCAGTATCAACCGTCTGTGTCTGGTCGATGCTGCTTAAGAACGGGCTCAGGTCGAACCCGTTCGCAAAGATGTTTGCACCTTTACCGTGCGTTGGCATCTTTATGCCTCCTCGGCCTCAGGGGCTGGCTCTACCTCGTTGTAAACTACGTTGCCATTGGGCATAATCTCAGCCTCGATGGCGGGCTCGTCGATCACTTCAGCGCTTGCTTCAATTTGCGCCTGTACGGCCGCCATCAGTGCCTCAGCTTCTGGGTCGTACTCGACAATGCAGCCCTGTTCAAGCAGCCAGCCGATGGACTGCTGAGGGATGTCGGAGCAAACGTCGCCCGGTTCGCGTCGGGTCACGCCGTAATTCAGGCCCACCAGAACCTTGTATTCCTTCTTGCTCACGCTATCACCTCCATGCTGAACTCCACCCCTAGATACTGTACACCCGCAAGCTCGTACACGCCATAACCTTGCGCGCTCATCACGCGGGTAGTCTGCGCATTGCCACCGAGTGTGACGTCACCATCGATGGCCGCACGGATGCTTTGCACGCCATCAGGCGACACGTAGTCGTCAAGCTTGCGCTGTGCCTGGTCTTCCTGCACGTCACAAGCGTATACCCGCACCGGTACCACCAGCCGCATCCGGACGGACCTGAAGCTGTAATCGTACTCCACTGCATTCGGCATACCTACCACCGCGCAGGGCACCATCACGGAGTCTGGTATCGTGTCATACACGTTTAGTGACGTGATCGTCTTGATTCGAGTTCCGATGCCGTCCCGGATTGATTGTATGCTTGCCATTTCACAGCTCCATCTCTCTGACAGCACGTCGAATAATCGCGATGAACTTGCTGCTATTATCTTCGAGCATCCCGCGCAAGTATCGCCTCGGCTTTAATCCGCCGCGCCTCGTGATTGATGTCGCAACAGCGCCAGCACTGACTAAGTTTCGGCGCACCGGACCCCAATTGCTTAGTGCTCCAACCGGCACCACGTGAACACGCCTCGGCCAGTTTGGGTGATCGTGTGTCAAGCCCGTGCCGTACTCCATATACTTGGCGTAAGGCAGTTCGCCAGACGAACCGATAACGCCTATATCGACGCTTAGCATCATTGGTTGATCGTCAACTTTATGAGTGATCGATGCACGGAGTCGACCAAAATCAACAGGCGCCCGGCGCTTGCTGTCTGTTTCGCCCATCCGGCCAATTTTGTTCAGCGCAACCCGCAATGGCTCGCGCACGAACCGATCACTGTGCAACTTCTTTATGACGGCGTCCGCGTCAATATCCACCCGAATCCTAGCATCCATATACTGCTATCTTTCGGTACTGAGTGAGCAAGCTGTTGACCTCAGGGTCCTTTGATGATACTCGCGAGAATCCAAGTTCAGGCGTCCCGATGACACCAAAAGCAGCATCGCGCCGCTTGAAGAAGCGCACAGCCAGAATCAGGCAAGCCTGGTTGATCGCCTGTGGGTGCGATCCCGTAGCATTGTATCCCCAGCTTCCGTTGATGCGCACACCTCGCCGACCGTGCGGAAAGTTGAGCGTTGCAAGATGACTTGTGTACACAGAACTGTATGGCGCCGTGCCGGGCTCCAATTCAAAGTCGTTGGGCCCAAAAGCGACGTATTGGCGATCACCGGTATCTACCGCGATCTCAGTGACACTTAGGAGATCATCCGGCAATGAAAGGTAGTCCGGCTCCTCGGCCTCAAAAAAACGAATCGCGGATGTCGAGAAAAACACCCTCCGCGTAAAATTGTCAATCGCCCGGCTAGCGGCCTCGATGGCAAGCTCAAGACGAGAGTCGTCGTTGGTGCTCGTCGTGCTCAAATACGCCTTGATTTGCGATAGGGTCGCGTAGCCGTTCGTGATTGCCATAACTACCCCGCGTGTGCATTTGCGACGCAGGTGACCGCGCCGCTTGAGTAGTTCGATATTCTAGCCCTGAAATACGTCGCACCACCAATTAAGTCACAAGTCGTGATCGTCGGTGCTGTAATTGTTTTAACTTTGGTACCTGGGTTGGTGGTGGTTAAATCACTGGCGGATATTTCAAACCAATTTACGTCGTCAATCGTGATTTCAAGATGAACACTTGCATTAAATGTTCCCGTTATTGATATGATCACGTGATTAAAACCGTCTAACAATAATTTAGTTCCGTCGCCATTTGCCGCGGCGGCATTTTGCAAAACAACTGGCCCACTATTCGACGATTTCATCTTGCACCTTCTTTGGCCGGCCTCGCCGGATTATCTTGTCCTCAGTCTCGATGCTCGTTGTCACGTACACCTCGTCTTTGGCAAGAACAGGCTCAAGCGCCATCCAGCTGCCAGGAGAATCAGTGGATAATGCTTTCTCAAGCTCGGCGTTATCCACGGTATCTCCGGCTTGCCAAGACCCGAGGCTGCTCTTGTATGCGCTGACACATCTCAACATTAAATGCCGTCCAGCTCTTGCAATATATAAACCGACACAAGCAGGTCCGAGGTTGTTCCGTTCCAGGTCGCGCCCGTCGTAATTCCGATTCCTACTCTATCACCAGCCCTCAACGTTACTTTGCCACGTGGGATCTTCACCATGCCAGCTGCTAGCGTGGTGATAGCTGTCGAAAAGTTTGCGTTCTTTGTGTTGTTTACAAACACGTGTACCGTCAGAGTTCCAACGGTTGCGGCGGCGCTTAGGTCTGAGACAACCGCGCACAATTCACCATTGAATGGCACCGTAATATTAGTGACTTGATTCGATGCATCATTCAGACGAACGTCAGTCTGGGAGGCTGTGACGTTCGCTTGAAAGAAATTCTTACAGACCATCTGACCTTTGGCGAGCTCTCTTGTAATTTGCATAGCACCCTCCTTAAGGCAAAGCCGGGGTCTCCCCCGGCCTGCCGATCTCCTTACAAGTTGATGTTGTACAAGACGTCAGCGAACTCGATGCCTGATGCAGCGCCCGTGGGGCTGAACCGACCGAGACCCATACGCAGGCTGTAAACGATGCGTGATTGATCGGAACCGATCAAACGCTCGGTCTCAACCTTCACGCGACGACGCCAGCCAGCCTTGAGCCCGCGCATGTTCGCGCAGACAACTTGACCGCGGGTGTTGTTGGCTGCTGTGTTTGAAACCTTGCCGTCTGCCTCGGTGAGCGGCATCGCCATCGATGAAATTAGCGGATTGCGACCGATGCGCGCCAACTCGCCAGTGAGGATGGTCGCACCCGGACCATACTTGTCAACGGTCAGCACTTCATCAAGCTGACCAATCAATTCAGCAACGTGTGGGCTCGTGATATAAACGACGTCCTCATTGTTAATCGGGTGACCCCAATCAACAAAGCGAGTGGTGTCGATCATGCGGTTCAATTGACCGCGCAAAGCAGTGTATGAAACCGCGCCACCGAGCGCCAAGCTGTTTGCGGTGTTGTCGACAATACCAGCGTGACGCAAACCGTCGAACGCCAAGTAATGCTTGGTGTCAGCCGGGTCGGCATCATCCAAATTGATATTTCCCGTCGCGGCGTTGGTCGTGTCGCCGTTCAAAATCAAGCTATCGCTGTAGTGTGCAATAGCCAAAGCCGCTTGACGACGCAAGAACGGGAGGAATGGGATGATCGAATCCTCTTCAAGCTCGCCGCTCCACACTTGATGGATGACGAACTTTTTGGCGTCAACCTGCACGCGCTGTGAGCCGGTTTTGCTCGTTGCATATGGTGTAGTGAACGCCGTTGCGCCGGAGCTTTCACCAACGAACAGCATCTCGGGAATGTCCACTTCAACCGGCAAATAGGCCGTTGGAGCCGTCATTTCGAATGTATCCACAAGGCTGAAAACGCGAGACAAAGGACGTGCCGCTTCCCACAAGTCAGCAGCGTACTGAGCGCCCATCAACTGCAAACCAAAACCGGTTTCGGCGCTATCCATCGCCTTGGCGTAGGCCTCGAGTTCAGCCTTGTTGGCCATGCCCTTGCGGACGCGCGGGAAAAGGTTGTCGAGCGCCGTACGGTCGTAGGCCTTTACCAGGCTCTCATCCATATAGGTCGCTTTGCTAACCGCAGCAAACGCATTGGCAAGCTCGCTTGACGGCCCAGGGCCCATCCCGGCATTCTTAGCAGCGGTCGTGATGTCGTATAACATCTCGATGTCGCTCGCGCTCAAGTTGTGACGCGCGAACTTGGAGCCCACCAATGCCGGGTCGGCAGAACCAAAACGCATTTTGCGGTATTCGTCTGCATTATCGTGCTGGGCGTTTTTGACTATACCCTCGGCAATTTCCTTGACCTGTTTCTCGGTCAAGTTGCTGTTCTGAATTGAATCCAGCCGCGCCGCGACATCGCGGAGCAAGCCTTCGAGCTGGCTATTGTCCATTTTCCCTTCCTCCTACGAAGCGCGTGAGCGCGTCTACCACGCCTGCCTCTACCTTGTATTCCTCTGGCTTACAGGCTTCTGCCATAGGCTTTTGCACGGGCTCATCACCCATCGCGGAATCAATCACCCCTTGAATGGCGTCAATCGCCGCTTGCAACTTTTCAAGATTAGCACTCGAGATAACACGACCGGCCTTCTGCTCGATCGCACCACCGTTGTTACCGATCACGTCGTCACCCTCTTCGGTCTCCTGCTCTTCATCCGGCTCGGCGCTGCGGATGCGTACCGCGTCACGATTAGCCGGGACGGCCACCAGGCTGATTTCCAACAACTCAGCTTGTGTATGCGTTAGCGGTTGACCAGCCCCACCGGGACGGCGAGCCAGTGAGCGGAACCCGACACTAACCGTGCGCAGGAACCCAGTGTTGACAAGCTCTTGTGCGCACTCGCCCTTCTCGGTATCGGCAAAGATGATGTCGGCTTCGAGGGCGTCACCGATCACCTCCACCCGTACGGCCCGCCCGATCACGTCCTCAATCGAGTCATACTTGTGACTGTCCAGCACCACCGGATTGGCACGATAAGAATCCAAGACCCAGCCGGTCTGGTCTACGATTTCATTCTGGCGGTCGACGCTCGCCGTGGAGGCTCGAAAGGTATACACCCTCGCGCCTTCGGTCTCGACAACGTCAACGTATTGTGCTTTAACAACGAGCATTTACTTGCCCTCCGTAAACCGTTGTAGTTTGGCAATGGCATCGGCGTCAAGCATCCCGCGTGCTTCATCCTCATCGAACACCCATCCGATGGCACACCGGCAATTGATATCCTCTTCAGGTAGGCCAATTTGGCCAGGCGCTTGCCCGCCTCCACCGCCCACCATAAAGTCATCATCCAGCGGGATCGGGCTCTCTTGATACTGCGTGTGCGCCTCGATGTGGCTGTCTCGCGTGCGTTGGTCAAGCGCTGCTATCCACGTTTTTTTCGAGTCCACCCCGCTTTGCTTGGCGCCCAACAATGCCCCACCGTTCAGCGCGCCTATCGTTTCAGTCCGCGCGATGGTCTCGGCACTCGACCGAATCCGGTCGCCCATCACTTGCTGCACCAACTCCTCAATCTCCGGTATCGTCTTGCCGCTGTTGATTGCATCAGTGATGCCCTCACGCAATTGGTTCCACGTGGTCTCGTTGACCTGTTCGGCAAACCGCTGTGTGCGTCCCATCAAGAATCGATTGCCATCAGGCGTGTCAAGATTGAATCGAGCATCGACGTTTAATTGATTGAATGCATCCGCGCCACCGGCCTCGGCAGCATCCTGAATCTGGCCCATCAGGCGGTCTGCAAACACGCTCTGCCAGTAGTCACCATCCCACAATGCATCGATGTCATCAGGCGTCAACGCCTTGCTCGCGCGCTCATCTGCCTTGTCCATCTGGCTCACCAAGCGCTCAGACCAATCACGACCTGGCTCGCCGCCCCAAAGCAGAAACGCGACATATCCGGGTGTCTCTTCACCATCTTTGTCCCAACCTGTCACCTTGTCGCTCGCGTGCCGCGCGTGCCAGGCTCTCATCTTGCGCGCTTTGTCTGGCGTGATCGCCTCACCGGCAGCAAGCCTACGTGCCCATCGGATCGTCGCAGCCACCAGCCCATCTCCACCACGCCCTGCTTCGTACAATTCGATACCCTTCCTGAACGCGCTCCGCACTCGTCCGCCCGGCCTGAAGTCTATCCCGTCATAACCTGCCGCCTTCGAACCCTGCTCCGCAACGGCTGCCGCGATGGCATCACCCTGCTCCTGCATCAGCTCGCTCAAGATGCGCACAAACTGTGTTTCGATGCGTTTTGCACGCAAATCAAACTGCTTCCAGATGGCGACGTGCTCAGGAGACCCAAACTCGATGAATCCACGACGTCCCATCGTGCCCGACATCTTTTTGATCGCCCTTGTTTCGTCTTGCCTGTTATCTTGATTTGTCGCTGGCGGAAGCACTGGCATCATCGGGGTGTTACCCCACGGGTATTCGCCGCCCTCAGGAAGCATTTGCGGAGCAATTTGCGACAAAACGCGATTAAGCGGAACACCCATCGCCACCCACTTACCTGCCTGATCGGCAAGGCTCGCCTTGTCAGGCTGCAGTGCGCTTACGTGCGTGGTGTCGAACTCCACAAGGTCAACATCCGGAAAAAACTTGAGCATTTGCTCGGTGATTTCAGATGCAATCATCGCTCCCTCGGGAATCAGGCAATCCGTCCACAAACCTTTGTAAGCTTGCTCGATATTGCTATATGTCGCGTGTTCGTGGTCACCAATCAGCTCAGGCGGAACACCATAGACTGAGGCCACATCTGAGCGCGTCCACTTCATCAGCTCGATAAACTGAGCATCCTTTGGCGAGACACCCATCGTCTGAAAGTTTGCCGCTTGACCAAGCACGGCCAGACGGTGCGCTTTGTCTGCCCCCTTGAAGCGCCGCTCAAGGCTTTCGCGCAACTGCTCTGTTTGCTCGCGTGACCACGCGGTTTCTTTATCCTGCGGCGAGACAACGCCTGCAATTTGCAGCCCGTTTTTAAAGATCGAGTGATTCGATTGCAGCGCTCCGTGCGCCGTGTCAATGGCCAGCCTAGTCGCCGCGATCGGAGACAAGCCCATAAACTCGTCCAGCGGGTTTGGGTGCCTGAACCAGATCACCTCATCAGGCGTGAACGGAAGCCGCTCGTTATCCCAGTCGTATATCCACCCGGCAATGTAATCCTGCTCGTGTGGGACAAGACGCATCCTGTCCGGCCGTGCCCACCATATCTCTCGTGGCGTCCCTTGCCCGTTGGGTCCACGCTCCAAAACCCAGAATGCCTGCCCCCATAGGCACAAGCTCAACTCGGTCATTTGCATCAAACGGTTGTACGTCCAATGAGGATTCACGCTTTGCATCAAGTCCGTGAACGGACCATCCGTTACCTCAACGCGCTCGCCATTGACCATCCGGTAGGCCCTAAGCGGGAGGCTTGCTACGTTGCGGGCACGAAGTGTGCTACACGCATAAACGCTTGATGACGTTGCGATATAGTCGCCATACGCTGGCGGTGCGAACGGTTCGGGGTCTTTGCCCCAATAGGTATCAGCGGGCTCGACAACCGCAGGCCCAAGCCGGAACGCCTTGAGCGCGTGCTGTATTCTGTCGATCCATCGCATACGCTACCCCCAAATTAAAAAGCGCCGCCCCAGGAGGAGAACAGCCACCAGGGCGGCAACTATCTTGGATTGTATCACAACGGCTGGTCAAGTATCACGCAAGTGCACTCACACCACATCACCAAACTGCCGGCAATGCTTCTCCATCTCCCACTTGGCAAACCCATTGCGCATCATCGCTTGCTTCAGGAGCGGATTGACATCATCTGGCAAGGAT